AAACTCACACAGCACCCGCCAGTTGTTCTCACGCTCTTTGCGATTCATTTCCGCAGCGACCGCATAAACTCGCTCAGGATGCAACCGAAACGCCTGCGTCTCAGTCACCAGCCAGTAGACCTGGTCGCATGTTTCGTGATTCCAAACCCAATACAGTCCGCAACGCATCCACGCGGGACGGACGTTGAGAAGGTTCAGCCTCAAGAACTCAGCCTCCAGCCAGTAAAAATCAATGTGATCGAGAGCGATCGTTCCCTTGCCCCCGCAGTAGCAACAATCGTCGGCCAGTTGCCCACGACGCTCGCACCACTCGCAATCGATTGACTCAATTACGTCATCGATGAAGCGTTCGATGCACTTATCAATTGCAGCTTCAGTTGTCATCATTCGGATCCTTTCGATTGAACAACTCACCTCGAACCACCTTCACATCTTTTGGAGCCTCGATCGCGAGACTCACCTGATTCACACCGCATCGATTGACGACGATCACGATGTCGTTGCCAATGTGAATGCGTTCATCCTTCTTCCTGCCTAGAACTAACATTGCTTCTCTCCTTAGTCGCTAAAAACTTCTCTAACTCACTCACCAAAAACTTCCTTGGCCCACGATCTGAAAACAGATAAATGGGATTTAACTGGCCTGTCTTGCACAGCTCGCGCAGCTTGGTTTGACCAATGCTGAGCATTCGAGCTGCCTCCCTCGCGCTCACAGCGAGAGCCGGTTCTACTTCTTTGCGGTAGAGCATCGCTTTGCTCGCTGCAATTTGATAAACGCTGGACTGCTAGGCTTTCGACCACGCTTGCCGCGTGGGAGCCACATACCAAGCTCGATCAGCTCTTCGTCTGTCGATTGGCATGTTTCGATGAGGTAGTAGTTCCCCTTCACGCACTTCGCGTGATTACCTCGAATCGCTCCTGTCTTGATCTTCTTGCCACAGATCAAGCACAAACCGGCGGCAACACTCTTTGCCACCTCCCTCTTCGTCTCTTCCTTCATTCGCATCTCTCCCTCGTCAAGAATCGTTGATGACTGCAAGAAGAGTATCGACACCCAATTTAATTGGCAAGACAAATCCCGAAAGAATTGGGATTTATTTTAGGTTTTTTTTTCGCAAGGAATCTTGCGAATTATATTAGCGTAAGATATTGCATAGTCGAACAAATACGGAATAATAAAGCCCCATGAAAACAAAACAGAATCTGCAAGATGCGATGGATCACTTGGCAGCCGCTCAACAAATCCTAAAGGATTTGATCCTTGAGCCTGGTGGTCCGCCTGAAAACGCAAGGCAAAAGATTGATGCGTTGATCTGCCTTGACTGTGGGACACAGCATGCAACGGCCAGCACATTGACTCGCGGACTGTGCAAGTCGACGTGCTATAGCCGAGCCTACGACAAGCTACGAACGCACAAGATTTCTGAGGCAGAGTTGATCGCCGCTGGATTGCTCGCACCAGCGAACAAGCCCGGAGCTAAAGGCAAGTCGCCTCTTGCTCTGGTAAGTCCTGCGACCCTTCCTCCTTTTGTATCTCAAAAGGCACAAAAGCTAAAATCCGATCGGAAATAGAGAGCATGATGGACGCCTCCTTCGGTGTTACGGGATCGCAATCAACACGCTCGAATCTGTCTTCTTTAACAGCAAAAACTTGGAAAAAGCTGGGCATTCTAATCTCCTGAATTGATAAGCCAGAATTTGCAGGAGAAATCCTACCGCAATTAGGGGGGGGGGAGGGGGGGAAGGTTACATTAAATCCCAATTAAATTCCAAATAGTAAAAAAACATGGCACAGCTCACGCAATTAGCAAACGGAACGCGGCGAGTGCAGTGGAGATCGCCAATCAGCGGTGCTCGTCAGACGCTCTATCTTGGCAAAGTGTCGAAGCGAGACGCCGAAACGGTTCGCGGCCACGTTGCCAATTTGGTTTCCGCTCAGTGTCTCGGCGTAGGCGTTGACGCGTCAACGTCGGCCTGGCTGTCGAGAATATCCGAAGCGTTCAAAATCAAGCTTGCTAGGTGTCATTTGATTACCGGAGTGCAAGTCCCAGAAAGAAACACACCAAGGTTGCTTTGTGATTTCTTTGAAAGCTATTTCAAGCAACGCAAGCAAGCTGTCAAACCAGCGACAATCATTGTCTGGAGGGTGGCAAGCAAATCGCTTGTACAAGCCATTGGAACTGACATTCGACTCGACAAACTGCGAGCCAGCCACGCAACAACATGGATCGATGCAATGCGAGCTGCTAATCTGTCGCCGGCGACAATGCACAAACGCTTGACATTCGTCAAGCAGTTTCTTGATTACGCTGTCGCTGACGAAAAGCTCGTCAAAAATCCATTTGATTCCGTCAAGCTCTCAAAGCCTACTGGCAAGAGCAATGTCGAAGTGACACGCGAGACCATTAACAATCTAATGTCGTTCCTTCCTCCAAAATGGCAAGCGATCGTAGCTTTGTGCCGATACGGCGGCCTTCGGTGTCCCTCCGAGGTGCTTTCGCTTGAGTGGTCAGGAATTGATTTCGACGCCGGCACCATGCAGATTCATGAGCCAAAGAACGAGCGGCAGCATGGACGAGGCAAGCGTCTTTGCCCGCTGTTTCCAGAATTACGGCCGTACTTGGAAGCGTTACCCCAAGACGATCGCTATGTCATCGACGCCGAAATGAGAGCGGTCGCCGATACCGAAAAAGGATGGGCAAACTGCAATTTATCAACGGCCCTTAAGCGGTACCTCAAGCACGCTGGAATCACTCCTTGGCCAAGGTTATTCCATTCGCTTAGAGCGAGTCGCCAGACAGAACTAGAGCGTGATTTCGGGATCACGGCCGCATGTGCTTGGCTTGGCAATACAGAAGGCGTTGCAAAGCAAAGCTACTTGCTGGTGACAAGCGATTTGTGGCATTCAGCGGCAGGTGTAGGCAACGTAAAAAGCAACGTAAAAAACAACGTATCGAACGTCATCAAAGGTCGTCAGAGTCGAACGCAAAAATAAAAAAACCCTGGAAAACTCGCAATCTCCAGGGTTCAAAATGTTAAAAAGTGGAGGATAGGGGACTTGAATACCCATTGTTTTTGCAGCGTTTTTGATGGTTTTTAGACAGGCAACGTAAAATACAACGCATCAAGAATTACATAAGCTTTGCTTTGATCATGATCTTTTTGGCATCTTGTGGCTAGCGTGGCCGCTGATGATTACGATGCGGATATCGCATCATTTCGGTTTCTTTCGCTCGGGGAATTTGTTATGGCTTGGAAAGTGTATTTGCCGTCTGGTACGGTCGAAGTCGGTTCCGCGGATCTCAAACGTATGGCGGCCAGCGGCGAGATTGAGAAGTCGACGATTGTTGAGTCGACGACGAACAAGGTCAGGACTCAAGCTTCTGGGATCGCTGGACTGGTGTTTAAGGAAGAAGAGGTAAATCTGCTTTATCTTCCGATTCCCGAGGTGCCGCAGACTCCGCCGACATGGAACCCGCCAGAGGAGCAAACAGCTTTCCAGGAGCCTGCATGGACAAAGAAGGTGGAATACGTGAATGTGGCTCCTTCTGGATTTAGTACTCTGTTCGACATCAATTTTAATTCGATGTGGACGCCAATGCTGCTCAGCACGACTTGGGTAACTTGGTTAATTGTTGGAGTATTGGCGTCTATCTTGCAAATCGTTGCTTACGCTTCGACAGCTGGTGTTTCCGGTTCTGCAGCTGACCGGAACATTGCCATCGGTGCTGGATTCATGATCATTCTCGTCGGAACTGTGGTTATCCGTGTCGCTCTGGAAACCATTGCGGTTATCTTCAAAATCTGCGAATACCTGAAGCGTCTGGACGAAAAGTCTTAACGATCGAGCCTGTAGCCGATTCGGTGCAACGCCCTAGCAATGTCTGTGGCGGTTTCCTCGATGGCACTTTCGTCCAAGTCCCAGTGGCAGGCGTGGAGCATCTCGTGGATGAGCGTGTCTAACTCGAGCTCGCCGCGGAGCGTGCTGCGGACGGTGATGGTCTTCGTGGCCGGCTCGCAGAGGCCATCGTTGCCTAGTCCAGGATTGCCGCGGCGGAGCGTCCAGTAGCGGCCTCTGAGTCGCATTCGCATTATGCACCTCGCACTTCGCCACGCTTGTTGATTCGCATGTTGCGGACGCTGAAACTGCCATCGGTGGCGATGTCCACCCAGGCGAATCCGTGGTTCCAACGATTTATTTTCGCATACTCTGGCACTAAATCACAAAGGCAACCAGTGGACCATACAAATTGTTCCGAGTGAAACATATCGGTGTCGGCGTGGCCGCTTGTCTGGTGAGAATGACCAACCAGGACTGTGTGATGGGTTCGGAGGAATGCTCCGCGTGCTGGGTTGACTGGCGAGAAGATCGAGCGGCCCAGCTCGTGGCCGTGGAGCACGGGTAGCTTGCCCAGCATGATCGGCCGCTGGTCACCGATTACCTCGATGCCGAACTGCTTGGCCTTGACCAGTTCATCGATTCTGACATTGGCGAGGTCGTAAATCTCAGGTGCTCGGTTCCAAATGAAGTGGTCCCAGCGTTCTTCGTGGTTGCCCAATTTGAAGACGATGCGTGCCTTTTGGAACTCGTGGCGAATCCATTCGAGGCCAGAGATCACCAGCTTCAACTCCTCGCTGAACCGTCGATGATGTGGATCGCGTTGATGCCTGGATACTTGGTAGAAGTCGGCAAAGTCGCCATTGATGAGCAGGCAGTCCGGTGATTGCTTTTTTAGCTCTTTCACCGCAGCCGCAAACGCTGTTTCGTCGTGGTATGGGATGTGAACGTCGCTGATGATCCCAACACGTTTGGCATCGATCTGGAACGGATCCCAGGACGTTGATAGACTAGGTGGCATTTTGGGGACAGTGCCAGCGACTCCCTTTGGTCTTGGTTGTGTTGCGTGTTTCTTCTTGGCAGATCCGTGGGCACCTCGAATTGATCGAATGGTGCTGCGAGCGGTTTCTATGGTCGCGAAGCTGTTTGGTCGTTCGGCCTTGGCTCGTTTGGCTAGGCCGAGATTGCTTGCTTCTGGAAACTTTTTGCACAGTTCCTCCAAGTAGAGACGTGCAGATGTGTGAGGCGGTCCAGGTCGTTTTTCTGTCATCTCAATCCGTCCGTGTTTAGGTGATGAGGATTCGTTTCGCCGTTTCTAGCTTGTCTTTGCAAGTCGCTAGGTGGATGATGTGTGCGTTGTCGAGTCCATCCCAGAACTCTTTGAAATAAAATTGCCAGTTAAATCGCGAGTCGAGCAGCTCGTAGCCGTGCTTGATCGCTTGTTGCTCGACGACGATCTGCTCGGCACAGTGGCTATTCGGAATGTTTTCTGGCGGTTCAGTCCAAACTGAATTAGCTGATTTGCGTGTATAAACCACGCCAGAGTTTAGGCAGATGTCGCTGTTGTCGTACTCCATGCCGATTGCTGTGCAGACGTCGCGTCTTTCGGATCGCAGCCAATCGAGGCTCTGGAGGTACGGTGCATCGTCATGGATCATGAGATCGCAATCTTGGCCGAACAGCGATGGACAGGATTCCTTGATCATGCAGTCGGCATCGACAAAAAGCACTTCCTCGTATTGCTCGACAAAATGCCGCGTGCGGAACTTTTCAAGTCCCCACCAGGATTTGGTCGAGTTTGTCAATGCGATGTAATCCGCTCGGCAGCGGTCAGCGTAGGCCTTGATCGTTGGTCCGGTGATCTCAAGAAGATCGAGAAACTCGCGGCCAGTTGCAACCGTGACGACTGCTTTGGTTTTACCTGACCAGGGCCGAACGTTTCGCCATAGCATTAGTGCCTGGCCGAGTGCTAGTTCTGGCTTGCCAAGCTTTCGATTGACTGCGTTGTGAATGCGTACTGTCCAAAGGAAGAACGCCATTGGACTGGCGAAATCTGGCGGGTCGATCGCTTTGAGTTGTGAGTATCCTTCGCGACATTTGCACGAAAAATCTGGAATGCTCACCTCCCACCGACGCAACGCTCTTTCGGAAGGATCGGTGATTTTATGTAGCTCATTCCATGCGTTCTTGATTTCGGTTATTGTGTGCGTGACTGTCCTAGTTCTCGACAAAATATCAATTCTGCCAAATCCTCGTGCGATATCGTCTAGTGTTTGCTGTCGCCAGTCCATTTATGTATTCAACGTAAGAGTTACTGTTGGCACGGTAATGCAAATCGATTCGTCATAGTTTGTAATGGTTTTGTCGCAAATCAAGCTGTCAACTGTTTGCAGGCACAGTGCATCCAAATCGAGGTCTGGGCATGGAAATTGTGTTGTTGGACCTCCGCCGATTGGAACGATATCACACAAAGTCACAACGTCAGGATCGTTGCCGCAGTTTATAGAGCAATCATTTTGCGTGACGATGGCGTTGCAATCACAATTGTCTAAAAGGTTTGTGTAGTATCCTGTCGATGCAGGAGCATCTGGAGGTTGTATGGTTTGCCCAGTTGCGTTGGCGTTTCCCTGGCACAAAAGAGTAGAATCCGTAACTTCTCTACAATTAGAAAATGTACGGACAGCGTAATCAAGACTTTCGTAGTCAACAATTTGGTAGCACGTGCTGACATTGTCTGCGAAATTCTGTCCCCAATCCAAGCAAAACGATGTCGCTGCTGCACACTTCGCAGATTCAACGGTGCATCCATCTGGCCCAGTGTCTGCATTGGTGATTGAAACGCTTCCAGTCGGTTTTGCGTCAAAAGTCTTGAACCTTTGCAAAACCACTGAGTAGCTTCTACTGACGGCAGGCTCGGTGTCGACAGCTGCCGTGCAAGTGTCAGAACCAGGATTGATGGTGTCGCTGTACGTAGTGGTCACAGAACAAGAACCGGAACGGTAGAGTCCAGTGCATGTGGTGTTTACCGCAAGCTCTGGAGTTGCGACATCTGAAAGGATTATTCCATCAAGAACATCGTAATAGTAAAGCACTGTCACGACCCATTTACAAACAGGATCTGATTCTCCGCACTTAATGCTCTCCTTGGATATTTTGACGCCTATTCCTGTCAGGGTGTAGCGTGCGTAATAATAGTACCGGATCGTCTGCGTGACGTCGCATTCGATTTGCTGTGCTGGAACGCAATCGCAGCTTGATCCGTTGTAGGACGCTTTTGCATAGTACTTAGTAAGGTCGTAAGAAATAGACCAAACGCCTTTTGCCCAGAGTTTGCATTGATAGGATGGGCTTTGACAACCGATGTTGAACGTTCCTACCAAACAGCAACCGGATTTCGTCAACGAGATGGACGTGTCGCCTGGCGTGTAGCATGTTTGCGACGGCGATGTCAAATTTACCGTCGTATATTCAGACGTTTCAAGTCCTCCGCACGGAGTGCATCCACAGCAGCACTTGAATGGCATCTAGCAAACCTCCACAACGAGCCATTTGTCACCGACTCTGAAACACAGCACGTAAGCATTTGATGCGATCGCAGAGCCTGGATTAAACACGGTTAGCGAACTGGTCGTTCCTCCCATATTGGAAAGTGTCATGGTGGATGTCGCTCCAGCAGAACCTATTTTTTTGAGTGTCACGGTGCCTGTGCCGAGCGTAGTTCCGCTGCGAGCCGTAATGGTGCCACTGGCAACTCCAAGACGCGTATCGAATGGAATCATGTCCCAGGATTGACCGTTGCCGCCGTCGGTCGATTCTTTGCCGATTGTTTTTAGCAGTGCTGCGGAATCGCCTTTGTTGAATGCGTAAAGCGTTTGGGATTCGTCGGCCATAATGATTTAACTTCGAATGAAGTCTCCGAACTCGATCTCTTTTTTGATTCGAAACGTGATCTCATACGGTGGTAAACCAGCAGCCTTTTGGTTCCCGCTGCCGTCCAGATTTCCGATGATCGGAATGCCGTTTACGTCAACGCATCTCTGACCGGCAAGCGTTACTGGTCCAACGTCAAGCATGGTCACGTCATGCGTGTCAGGATCATAGGTGCATTTGTAAGACACTCGCCAAGCTTGATAACCGCCAAAGTAGCCAAGTTCGGCACCGGACAACTCAAGCAGCAGAGTCCGAGCTGATCGTCCAGCAAACGTGGTTTTGTTCACCGTATCGTTGCGATCCATTAATGTCTTGAGGTCTTGTGCTGGGTTCTCGAACTGCACAAATGAAAACTGAGCAAGCGTTTTGGTTTCGGTCAGCGGTGTTTCAAACGGTGTTTCAGCACTGTTGGAAATGGTTTTTGCAGTCGGTGTCGTTCGGTCCTTGGTAACGACACGCTCTTTGGTCGTAAACGAATCTACCTTGAACACAGGCACCCAGCTTGTCGGATTGTCGCTGGGGTTATTGGGATCTTGTTTCTGATCTTCTTTGTTGCTCTCAAACTCGCAAACTACGTCCCAGTAGAGCGGATTGACCTCGGATCGGGTGCAGGACTTCGACGTGCAGACGAGTTGGTACGGGCCGTACAGCAAGCCGACAATCGGCAGGCCTGGGGTTTGTAGCAGAACCTCTTCGCGGGTGACGGATTTGGAGTCAGTGACTACCAGGAACGTGACGCTGGATGTGAACGTCAACGAGTTTGACTCGCCACGCTTTACACTTCCTGATCCGCCTCGTTTCTCGCCGACAATTTCGCTGGGCATGTTAGTTTCTTCCTGCCATCGCTAGGCGTGGTGCGTTGGTGTTTTGCTCCGCGATCTTGCGGAGTTCTTTTAACTGGTCCTCGGCAAGCTTCTTGGCCTCGGCAGCTTGCTTTGATTTCTCGTTTTGCTGTGCGATGAACTTGTAGGCTTCTACGGAGCCAGCTCGTAGAGCAGGTGCTATAGTGGATGCTAGGCCGCCAGATGCGTTCTGGACGAATCCAGCGGCGAGGCTGACGCCTGCTTGGTTCATAAGCGTATCGTCGATGAATCCGCCTTGGCGAAGGTTGAACAGCTTTTCCATCTCGCTACGCATTCCAGACTGCGGGTTAAACTTCTTGAACAAGCTGTCAGCGTCACTCTGTGATTGTTTGAAAGCCTTTTCGCTTTCAGCTGCTTTTTCTTTTTCTTCTCGAAGTGCTTGAACAGAATCACGAAGATTTGTGTAGCGTTTAATGTCAGCATCGGTGTATCCAGCAGCTCGCTGCTGTGCTTCAATCGCTCCCTCCTGGCCTAATGTCAGCAAGTCGTATTCTTCGCGTAACTTCTGAAGTTCGCTGGTTTGAGTTTTATTAAGTTCGCTTTGCTTTGCAAATTCCGCCGCTTTCTCTCTTTCTTGCTGTGTAACTTTTGCCTGCTCCTCTTGGATTCTCTTGAGATCCTCAGCTTTCTTTTTGTTGACTTCAGCCTCGGCGGCTGCCCATTCTGCACCGTGAAGTCTCATAAACTCCGCTTCAGCTTCTTGCTCGTTCAGCTTATCGATGTACTCATCTGCTTGACCACGCAACGAAGCAAAAACAGCTCCCCATCCCTCGCCAAATTTACGAATGTTGAAAGCAAATGGGCCCTCTCCTCCGCCGCTGTTTTCACTTGCCATAAGATCGCGGATCAACGCCGTCAATTCCTTGACCGTTGGTATTAACGAGGTTCCGAGTTCTGTAGCTGCCGCTCGGATGTCGCCTTCCATCTTCGAAAACTGACCCGCAAGCGAGTTTTCCAAACGCTCGTTCATGCCTGCAAAACGTCCACCGGCACTGGTAGCTAACTCAAATGCTTTGGCAACCTCTGCTGCCGAAACGCCTCCGTCCTCCATCCGCTTTTTCAACGCGATCATTGATTCGCCGGTGGTGCGACTGATTTCCTGCAACGGATTGAAACCAGCGTTGATAAACTGTAATAGATCCTGGCCGGTAAGACGACCGGCTGCACTAACCTGGGAAAACGCTAACGCCAATGATTGGAACTGCTCTGAGTTGCCAAGCGATACCGCCGACAGTCGTTGCAATGTCGGAGCGATCATTTCCGTTGCAACGCCAAACTGAAGCAACGTTTTACCGGCTCTAGTAAAATCGGCGTAGTTTATTGGACTCTGAACGTCTAGCTTCCTGAAATCTTTAAGCAGTTTCTCGGCAGTGCTAGCCGAACCAGTCATTACCTCGAATGCAATCTTGCTCGATTCAGCTTCAGCGGCAAGCTTCAAAGACATTTTGAGTCCACTTACAGCCGCAGACAGTCCGATGTAAGTCATTGCTAAATTCTTTAGTGAATCCGTCAACGACTGCGGTTTCGCCTTTTCAAGTTCTTTAACTTGATCCTTAAATCCCTTTACAGCTTTTTCGGCTGTAAGGTATTGGTGCGTGGTCTGCTGAATGAGTCGAAAGTGAGCTTGTTCGTCAATCGCACCGGCTTTTCTTAGTGTGTTGTATTCCGCGATCTCCCGGTTCATCCGGTCTTCAGCGGTTTCGACTTGGCGTGTCAATTGAGCACCACGCTGCATAATTGCTTCACGCTGCTTGAGGATCTGGGCCTCATACGCCATCTGATCTGCTAGTTCCTTCGCTTGCTCTTTTGCCAAGGCTTCTGCGTCAGCCAACTGCTTTGCTTCGTCGGCAGCTCGCTGCATCGCTGGCGTGACAACGCCAAACTTCGCGGCAAGATGTTCCTGAGCCTGTGCCATCTGTTCTTCGCTGAGGCCAGCTTGCTTCATGGCTCGTTCAAGCAGTTGCATTTGCTTTTCGAACTTGCCAGTCGGACCTTCTAAGTCCGTCATAATCCGACCAATGGATCGCAGTTCGTTGGATGCAAACTGGCCGGAAGCCTTTAGCTCCGTAATGTCCATGCCGATCTTGAGGCTAGCTGCGTTGATCGTTCCGGCCATTCTTCGCCTTCTCCAGTCCTAGAGATTTCAACATTCCGCCAAACGCTTTTTGGTTCTCGCTGCTGCTCGACGGCAACGTGATCTCAACTCGCTTCTTTGGCCTCTTCCACCGCGGAGGCATGTAATCCTCAAAGTCCGGTGGCTCTTTTCCGGCCTGGCAGTACGTACCGAATGCCGCCTGGTGAGCGATCATCGCTGATTGTGCCCAACGCTCGCCAATAGGCTCGACCTGGTCAAACGCTGCCCAGAAATCCAAAGCACCTCTCGGAAGCGAAGCAAGCCACGCCTGGACGTCCACGATGCCCCATTCCATCGCAAGTCTTCCAGCGAGCATCAGCCGGGGACTTCGTCGGAGTTTTTTACCAACGCCTTGACCTCGCCGGCATCGTAGCGGTTGAGCTGCTGGCACTCGTCGAACAGGACTCCGGCCACGGATCGCGGCATCGCCTTGAGTTGCGATTCGTCGTCAACGATCCGATTGCCAGAATCGTCGAGTAACATGATTGCGATCATGGCTCGGCGTGCTCTGGAAAAGTCAAAGCGTCCAGCTTTGTCCTGAATCATCAATTCGTACTGCGTGCCTTGCTCCTCGGTCATTTCGCGGAGGCGATAGGATCGACCAGCGATCTCTACCACCTTTTCACGTAATGGCTCGGCGAGCGAAGCAAGAAAATCGTCCTTATTCATCGTCATCGTCCTCTTCGAGTGCTGCCTTGATCGCCTCAACGACTTGCTTTAAGTGCGTCTGTGGCGGATTTACCTTGGAGTCCTCCGGACAGAAGATTGGACGCTGTGCAACGCATTCAGCGACGACTTCGTCGGTCTTGTGCCAGGGGAAGTTTGACAATGGAAGAATCTCGGAATCGATAGCGTGCGGCAAATAGCCGATAAGAACGCCATCGTCAAGAATCTGCCATTGAGTGATTTCAATCTCCTCGCCTTGGAGATTGATTGCCAAATGCTTTTGCAAAGTGATCATTGGTTATTACGCCACGGTAAAAGACGGAGCAGTCGCACCATCGAAGACGATTGTGTATTCGCCTTCCATGATTTTTCCTTGCTCGCAGGATGGAAACTTGACGGACTTGACGAAAACGGTCCCCTGGAGCGACCCGGCTCCTGGGTAGGTGATGGTGGCACTGATGCCAGCGTATGGTTCCGCTGTCGGAATCATTTGTGTGGTTATGCCTGGAGCTGCACCAGTCCAGTAAAAGGTAATTGTTAGTTCTGGGTTGTTGCGAAGATCGCTTGGACGGAGCGTCTTCATGCCAGTCGTCGATAGACTGGTGGTTTCAAGTTGCTCGGTTCCGATGCTGTAATCGCCGATCTTCTTGATTAGCGTTGTAATCAATCCGCTTCCGGTAATGGTGGCTCCGAGTCCGGTATCTGGTACGGTGAGTGCTGCCATGCCTAAGGCTCCTTGTAATGCACCAAGAGATCAAAAGAAACGATGTACCGATGTTCTTGGTTTCCATCGGTGGGTGGTTCTTGGAGGTACTCGTCGCCGGAGTCGAATTCGACGCCAGCGAAGTAGTAGTTGCTCGTTGTGCCGCGGTAGCTGTCGATTCCGGTCTCTCGAATCGCTTTTGAGAGTGCTGACGCTGCCGTGCGTGTCGATGCGTAGCATTCGATCTGGATTCGTGCGTGAGCGGCTTTCGTTAATCCTCCGACAAAATGATCTCGCTCGGTGCTGATGACGTAATAGACGATGGCAGGCATCGAAGCGTTTACTTTCAACGCGTCTGGGTACATTCGCTGACCGACGATGGTTGAGACCGTCGAGTACGAAAGCAGCTTTGTTCGGAATGCCTCGCCAATCGCTGACATCTATTCCCCGCTGATGATTTTGATGGTTCGTGATGCACCCTCAGCCGATCCGCTGACGACCTGGAAGAACTTCACACCTTCCATCGGTTGCCGTGCGAGTGCGTAGTGCCGAGCGGTTGATGTTCCGATTGTGACGCTGTAGGAGCTGCTCTCGTTGTAGAGCGGATAGAACGTTGAACCGTCATCGCTGGCGTTGAACGTCAATGCCGATCCGGTCATTGCCGCTGGAGTGATGACCGCCAAAGGAACGCGGTTGTTTTCGAGTGTGAGCGTGCTGCTGACGGTTGCACCGTTGGCAATCGTGAGTGTGGATACGCGGAGGTTTTTAGCCAAGTTTCAGCTCCTTCATTTCTTTTTCTAGTTGGGTTCGAAATGCTGCTTCGGCGGCGGATTGCATGGTGCGAACAGCTTTTACGATGGGTTGCTCGTCGCGTGGAAAACGCAACGGTTTGTCCGCTTCCTTTTTGCCCCAGAGAATGTGTTTTCTATAGGTGTCTCCGCGTTTAGACGGATGAACGAATTGCTGCTTGTTTCCTCTTGGATACTTCGCTCCAATCACAACACCGACAGCACTCTTCAGCACCTTGACGCCGAAGTTGTCTCCAGAATCGTTTTGGTACGCCGCGTTTTTCTTGTACTTTGCAGACCACTTTTTTCGCGTTCCAGTAGAACCGCTTCGCGGTGCAATGGTCTTTGCGTAGTCGGCGATGGGTTGGCCGTAGGCTTTTAAGCAACGATCCAGCGGACCGGATCGCAGGCGAATATCGATCGCCTCCAGTGCTCGAACCAAGTCCATGTTGATTTGAATTTCAATGCTCATGTGACGCACACCAATTCGATGTACCGACGCAATCCATCGATCTGGTTGACGTAGGTAATACCGTAGTTTGTTGATCCGTAAACGATCCGCATCTCTGGTTGGTAGCCGGATCGAAAGCGGACGCGAAAGATTGCTTTGGTGCCTGCTTCGAGCTGGCGACCTCGCATGGTTTCGTTTCCGCCTGTCGGAATGAACTGGCAAGGCTCATCGACGACATAATTTGACCAACTGACGACTGGCTGGCCTGCATTGTCCTGCGTCTCGGTGACTTGCTGCACAGTGCACCGCTGCCGCATCGCTCCAACCTTGAGATCGCGTGGTCTGCCGCTCATGGGTAGTTGCTCCGCATGAACCGCGTTACGAGTGCCTCGTATGGCTTCATGGTCTGGATCGCGTCACTCATCAGCATGTCGCGATTCTCAAAGTAATGGCCGACAAGCAGCAGCATTGCTCGCTTGGCGATCGCAGGAACGAGCGTTGCGTCCTGGGAGTAGCCACATCGGTAGTTGATCGTCCAGGCGTCCCAACGTGCTGAGGTGGCTGGCAAGGTCACTTGGTAGGCGAGCCGGAACTCGTTGATGTGGAGTTGGTACAACGCTGACGACAATGTTTGCGAAGCGTTGTTGCCGTCGAAGTAGGTGATGGATGTGATGCTCTGGACTGGCTTTTTTGGCAATGGAAAGCGATCAACCAGCGACTCGATGCGGATTCGCCAGCTTTGGTAACAGAGCACCGAGTCGGTGTCATGCTCCCACTGTTCACGAGCTTCTTGGATTGCTTGTGCGAGCTGGACGTCGTGTGTCGTGTCGCTGGTCGAGATTTCGAGCTGCTTTTTCGCTTCGCTGAGCGTTAGCGGTTCCACTGTCGGCCCCGTCACCAGTTCGGCTGCAAATCTCATAGTCTCCAATCCTCGCTCGAACTAGGTAATCAGCAACTCCGCTGGTGACATCGACAACACATCCCGGCTCATGACGCATCCACATGCGTGCAAGCTTTACTCTCGTCTGCATATTTCCTCCAATCCTGCGGGTACATGTGCGTCGGCTTGAACTCGTCGTCGTAAATGGCAACCATTTCTTCCACGTGTCCGATCCTGGTCGCACAGTCGATAAAACACTTTAATCCTGCCTTCTTCCACTGGCACCAAAACCAAATATCGGAATCGATCTTGTTGCCTCGCCAACCGCCGTTTTCGTCTGGCTGGCAAAAAAACCAAGGCTTTTCGACAGCAGCAAGTTTCTTCAGGTCAAGCACCGTCAAACCGAAGTGAGCGGTGTCTACCTGCATTGGGTATCCGTCCCAAACGCCTGAAACCTCGCCAAAGCGATGGCCGAGCATGTGTGGTTTGCCTCGCCGGAGCTGCATGGCACACAGTGCGTCCATGTCTTCCTGAACAGCAAGGCTAATCAGGTGGTGGACTTGGTCGCCAGTAAAGACGCTGTCACCGTCTACGGTGATGGCGTACTCGACTCCTTGATCAATCGCGTCCTCCAGCATCATCTGCATGCACTGTCCGTAGTAGACGCCACCACTGACGCTGAGTGGAATGCGTAGCTCATTCATTGCTTTCTCGATCTGATTCCGGCACCATGTGATTTCAGCACGCGGTGCTGTCATGATCGCTTGGACTTTTACGTTTGCCATAACTGCCTGTCTCCTCCAGGTTTTTTTGCTTAACCAACAACAGAAACGTCTGCGTTGCTGCTGTTGGCAATGTTATCAAGTTCGAGATCAAGGTTTCCGATGACGCTCGAAAGAACAGCACCGTTGGTGGTGGTGTCTGGCGTCAACTCAATCCGAAGATACCGCTTCCGTCCCTTTAGATCGACGTTGTACGCGGCAACGATGGCTGCGGTGTTGTCGAGCGTTCGGTTGAAGTTGGCATCAAAGGTTGCGAACGTAGTCGCCGTTGTAACATCGGATTCGAGCAAACGGACAGCAACGTTCGTGCTGTTCGTGTTGGCCTCGGCTCCGAGGACGATGGTGATGGTTGCATAATCAGCACCAGCACAATCGAGGTTTGCGGTTCTGGAGGTGGTCGCAGCCGTGATTGGTGCGAGCATTACGTTTCGTTTTACGGACTGAAGATTTTTCATATTCTGTGTATCCTTGTGTCGGAAAATTTAACTTATTGAGAAAAGCCGCTGTCCCGGTGAAGAGACAGCGGCGAACCACCTGGAGGAGAGGCGGTTAGGATCAGCCGAAGACGAGACCGATGATGCCGCCAGAAGCAGAAGCGGTGCCGCGATCGTGGACGTTGATGTCGTATCGCTGTGTAGCCTTGATAGCGATCGAGTCTTGCTCGAAGTAGCGGCTTGAATCGACAGCGATCGAAATTCCGCGGCGAGTGCCGAGATACGATCCCAATCGCAGATCACCGAAGTAGCAAGCACGCAATCCAGTGGTTCCGGTTAGGGCACTGGTTAGAACCTGAGTTACCACGACTGGGTAACCGAGAAACTGCGGTTGCATTCCGCCAGCAAGTTCTGCCATCGTGACCCCGCCCGCTGCGTTAGCCAGCCGTTGCATCGAAGCGGCCCAACCAGCTTGGTGGATGTACCACTTTGGCTTGATGCCAGCGTACATCTTGCAAGCACCGACCACAGATTCAAAGTTAGCGAAGGTCAACGCACTGAACGTCAGGTTGCTAGTTGCAGTCACCAGCGATCCGGCAGCGAGTGCTCCTGCGAGCCCAACGATGCCGCCGTAGGTGCTCGTTCCGTCACCGAGGAATCCAGCCTGATCCTCGGAAACTGCAAACTGGTACGCAACACTGCGGGAAATCATCTCGGCAACGGAAACGACTGCGTCTTCGTTCAACTCCGAGCTTACAAGCGTCATGCTGGCAAGCTTTTTCGCCTCCAACTTGACCTGCTGAACGGTCGCATCGCTAGCGGTGATCGTCGAGTTCTCGCCAACGTAGTAGGTAGTAACCTCGCCAGCCAACTTTGGCACGATCGTGACGCTGTCGCTCATCGGCCAAACAGTGGAGTTTTGGCGGAAAACACCATACTGCTCTCGCAGTTCGATGATTGCCGCTTCCATCGGTTCTGGAACAAGGAAACCACCCTTGGTATTGTCGCCGCCGGTCATGACGGCCTTAATGCCGTTATCCTTGCAGTAAGCCTTTGCACGTCGGTTTCCAAAGAGATTGGCAAGAACGTACTGACCGCAGTCGTAAGCGTCTTGCTCGCTTTTGAAGGCTTCAAGTTTACCGTGTGCCTTGGCCCGTGCTGGGACGCGGCGAGTGATCGACGTTTCCTTGGCTTCTTCGGCCTTTACGATTGCGGTGCAATGTGCATCGATCTTGTCCATGCGGTTCTTTTGCTCGACGAGGGCAGAGATCCTGCCAGCGTTTTCGCCGGAACCGACAATACCATCGACCTCGGACTGTTCGTCAGCGTTGAGATCGCGGCTTTCTTCCTTGGCAATAGCAACAATCGCTTCAACGCGTGCTTGCAATGCCTTGATTTCTTTAGCTAGTTCTTGGGAACTTTTCATTATGACCACCATTCAAGAGAAAGATTGTGGCAGTCAATAAACGCAGATAGCGGCGAGACTGCCAACGGAACTGAGAAAGTTACGTTCGCTGCCTTTGCCGCTAATCAGTTGCAAAGATATTGCAGAGTGTCGGTTCTTTGGCCGACGCTTAAACTTTACGCGAAGACGCCTAGTGTGTCAAACGAGCGTTTAATTGTGCTCGCAACATTGCTGCTTTCGCCTCGTCGAAACGACTGGCTGGCTTCTTCTTTTTGTAGTTGGATTCAACATTGCCAGTAGCAATTCCAAGATTAATTGCTTCGTCGGCGTTGATCCATGTTTCGTTGCTCATCATGGATTCGATTTCCGATTCGGTCTTGTCCATGTACTCCGCGTAAATCGCAACGAGGCTTTTGTCGTATGCTTCAAGAGCGGCGATCGTCTTTCGCAACTCCTCTTGATTTCCGAGTGCGAATGCCAACGCTCGATGGATCATGACGCGACTGCCCTGGCTCATCAATCGTTTCGATCCTCCGAGAAAAATGACGCTAGCGGCAGACGCTGCCAGGCTGTCATTGATCGTAGTAATCTCGCCAGAGTAAGATCTCATGGCGTTATAGATGCCGATCCCCTCGTCGGCAGCTCCGCCAGGCGAGTTGATGCGAACCGTAACGTGTGATCCGTTAAATGCCTTTAGTGCTTTCTCAACGGCCAGATGAGTAATCGGGTCTTCGCCCCAACCATCGCCGACAACACCAGACAAAAGAATCTCGTTCGATTCGTTTTTGATTTCGATCATTTATTCAACTCCTTGAAAGGAAAAGGTTCTGTTTTGCCACGTTTTAACAGCGTTTTTGACGGTTTCCTCCAGCTTTTCTGGCTCTGTTTCGCTGGCAATCTGCACCAAAATCGCAACCGATTGTTCGCAATGAGTGCGTGCCAAGTCGCGATCTAGGCCAATCGCCTCGATCTTTTCAGCCAGCTTTGATTCCCACTTCGCATAGTTTTTGTTGATCCAAGCCACAAAGTTTGGCTTTTTGGCGGCGTTTGCAGCGTTGTTAGCCTCTCGTTGGATAAGAGAGCGGATGGTTTCTTCGACGGCCAATCGGTTCATTGCGGAGCCGTCCTGGGACTCGCCAGAGTTTTCCTGTGTATCCTCCTGGATATCTGCTGGGTTGTCTTCCATCTTGCCTGGCGACTGCTCGCCGGTTGGCTGGGAGATGGCAGGATTGATAAACTCGTCTCCGCCTTCGTATGGATTGAGATCCAGCTTGGCTCGGCACTCGTTTGGGTTCATGATACGAGCGGTGATAAATGTAGACATGGCGGATGCTGTCGCCTGTAAGTCGGTCTGCAACAATGCACCGCGGTTAAACTTGAAATACACTTTGCCGCCCGACTTCTTTTCCGTTGCGTTTCTCAGCTTGATGTCGCACTGCTCCTCCATCTTTACGAGCCATTTATTCAAGGCTTGCAAATACGCCAGATTCTTTTGCTCTAGCGAATTGTAGCTGACACTCTCTCCATCGCCTGGCATACCTTCAAGTCCAAACAGCATGCCAATGTCCGCTCGGCTGAACTTTTGCAATTCGACAAACTGAGCGTCGTTGTTGGACATATTTACAGCGTTTGCCTTTACGCCTTCACGCAGTAGACCGGCCTTGCCAGCGTTCTCAGCTCCGGATTCCTGCTTATTAAATGACTCGATAAACTCTCTTGCTGCGGACTCGTTCCGGAATGATCCTGGAGGTGCTTCGAGAAATAGCTTGCCGCGGAATCCTTTACGGAGTTGGTTTTCTAGGAATCGCTGAGATTGAACTCCAGTCGAGAATGTGCATTGTGCAATTTGCAGCAGTCCGATCCCTTCAATTCCGTTGTAGGCAAATCCGGATACATGGATCACATCAGAGTCGGCGAATAGCAAATAACCGTCCTGATTGGTTTCAAACTCATCGAAAAGGTTTTTGCTGTCGTCTTTGTTTGGCTTGGTCAAATGGTACTTTTGGCCTAAGAAGATGACCGTGCGAGTCCGGTCAGGCATCATCGGAATCAGCTCAACAATCCGATCTCCATCGCGAATGATCGCAGCTCGGCCATTGCCGTACATGATAGCATGCGAGCAAATCTGTTCCTTAAACACGCTCGGTGCCTGCATCGCGTTCGGCTGTTCGCGAAGCAGTCGGTAGCCGTCGTGTTTTAGATCGTTGACTGCACCTTCGCCTGATCGCCGCTTAACGTCGATCGGCAACTGGCCGAAGTCTCCAACGATCTTGTTGTGTGCAAACCAAGCCGGAGGCAAGCCGAGTGCTTCCTTAAACCCG